TTATCCTACTATTTCGTCAGGTAGCGAATCTAAAATCGTTCTAGTTTCAACACCTAATGGTCTTAACCACTTTTATAGTATATGGGTAAATGCTCAACAAAAACGAAATCAATATCAATATATAAGTGTTCAGTGGCAAAACGTTCCTGGTCGAGACGAAAAATGGAAAGCCGATACATTAGCGGCGATGAACTTTGACCTAGAGAAATTTGATCAGGAATATAATTGCGAATTCCTTGGTAGCTCTGGTACACTTATCGCTGGTTGGAAGCTAAAAGAGCTTGTTCATCAGAATCCTATCGTTGAAAGAGATGGTCTTATTCAATATATCGCTCCGCAAGATCAGCACGTTTATATTATGCTATGTGACGTTTCTCGTGGTAAGGGATTAGACTATTCGGCGTTTCAGTTGATCGATGTTACTGCAATGCCATATCAGCAAGCATGCGTTTACCGTAACAATGCTATATCCCCTATAGATTACGCTGACTTTATCCATAGGTCAGCCAAAGCATATAATAATGCTTCTGTGCTTGTTGAAATTAACGACATTGGCGAACAGGTGTCTCACTCGCTCCATTATGACTTTGGTTACGAAAATGTTCTTTTCACAGAAAATGCTGGTCGTTCTGGTAAACGAATTACAGGTGGGTTCGGTGGTGGATCGGTTGATAAAGGTATTAGAACAACTAAGATCGTTAAATCGGTTGGTTGCTCTATCCTAAAACTTCTAGTTGAACAGAATCAGTTTATCGTAAATGACTTCCATACGATTAACGAGCTATCAACTTTTTCAAGAAAAGGAGTGTCATACGAAGCCGAGTCTGGTAAACACGACGACTTGGTTATGTGTCTCGTTCTTTTTGCATGGCTTTCTGAACAACAATACTTTAAAGATTATACAAATATCAACACTCTCATGTCATTGAGAGAAAAAACAGAAGAAGATATGGAACAGGATTTGGCTCCATTTGGGTTTTTTGAAGACGGCAGAGATCAATATGATGAAGTGATTGAAAAATATGTACCAGACAGCTGGATGTGGAACACGACTCAGGATTTCTAAAAAACGCCATTTAATAAATAACAATAAAATATAATACAAATTCTCACAAAAAGGAGAGATAAAAATGGCATTTCAATTAAGTCCAGGGGTAAATGTTACTGAGATTGATCTTACAACGGTTGTTCCTGCAGTTGCCACATCTGATGGTGCGATTGCTGGTGTTTTCCGTTGGGGTCCAGTTGGTCAGAGAATTTTAGTCGACTCGGAAACTCTCCTTGCTAAACGTTTTGGTAAGCCAACATCTTTCAATGCAGAAACATATTTCACAGCTTCAAGCTTCCTTTCATACACAAACCGTCTTTGGGTTTCTCGTGGTGCAAACACTTCTGGACCAACACCAGATTTCAGCGTAGATGCAGCTGAAGGAAATAATGTATTTGTTATTTCCGGCGATGTTTCCGATAGCATCGAAACAGGTATGTATGTAACTTATTCTGAAAATACAGAAGTTATTGATTATGGTAATGAAATTACTGTTGAAAATGTTACTGTTAATGGCTCAAACACAAACGTTACGCTTTCAAAGACAGCAAAAACTTCTAATTCAGTTAACCTTTATTTCGGTTATCTAGGAACAGCTTATTCAGCTATCGCAACTGAATCTGGTGCTCAAATTGCTAATTTTTCTGGTCAAATTGTAAAAAACCAAAACGAATATGCAGGAATGGATGGGTCTTTCGATTCAGACGTTCTATACGTTTCAAAGTATCCAGGCGCTCTTGGTAATTCCCTAAAGATCTCTGTTTGCGATAATGCTGAATCTTTCAATAGTAATTTAGCTCTTGTTGCAAATTCTTCAAATTATCCAGATGATTTTTCTACAACTTTTGGTAATAGCACAATTCAGTTTTCAACTTCAATCGGTAACGATATTGGTTATATTGCGTCAACCCCAGGTGCTGGCGGTGGTCTATCACAGGCTAATGCTTTCGGTATTCAAATTACATCTTCAATTCAGGTTGGGGATCTATTGAAGGTTGGTAACGCAAGTATTGGTACACAACTTCTAAAAGTTAAAACCATCAGTGATGGTGTATCAAATGGTTCTGCTATTATCTTCACCGTTTCTTTCGAAGACCCATATAGACTACACACAGCATATTCAACTAGTACTGTTATTTCTCGTAATTGGGAATTTTATAATACTGTTGATGTTGCTCCTGGTCAGTCCGATTATGTTCGTTCTTATGGAAACACAGCTGCTCAAGACGAGCTACATGTTGTAGTTGTCGACAAGGGTGGTAAGTTTACTGGAACTCCAGGAACTATTGTTGAAGTTTATAAGAACGTTTCAAGAGCATCTGATGCAAAAAATAACGATGGTTCTGCAAACTTTTATAAGGATGTAATCAACCAAAATTCAGCTTATGTTTGGTTTGCAAACGACCGTGGTAATGCTGGTTCAAATACAGCTATTAACCTAGAATCTTCAACTGAAATGGCTCCTGGTAATTATTCATTCCAGTTTGGTAACGATGGTTCAAGCGAATCAGATTCAACATCGTTTTCAAGCATTGCATCTGCATATGACTTATTCGTTTCACCAGAAGATATTGATATTTCCCTTGTTCTTCAGGGTCGCCCAATCGGCGGATCTGCAATGGTCAACGGAACTACTGTTGAAAACTTTCAGCTTGCAAATTATATCATTGATAATATTTGCGAAGTCCGTAAAGATTGTATTGCTCTTATCTCTCCAGATAAGACATTAACCCTTAACTCATTTGGTACAGAAGCAACTAACCTTATTGCATGGAGAGGCGCTCTTCGCAGCACTTCCTATGCTGTTCTTGATTCTGGCTACAAGTGGATGTACGATAAGTATAACGACGTTGATCGTTGGATCCCAATGAACGGTGACGTTGCTGGTCTATGTGCTCGCACTGATCAAACTAACGATGCTTGGTGGTCACCAGCTGGTTTCAACCGTGGTCAAATTAAGAACGTTATCAAGCTTGCATATAACCCACGCAAATCAGAGCGTGATGTTCTATATAGCAATGGTGTTAACCCAGTTGTTGCATTCCCAGGTCAAGGAACTGTTCTTTACGGTGATAAGACTCTTCAGGCAAAGCCATCAGCTTTCGACCATATCAATGTTCGTCGTCTGTTTATTGTTCTTGAAAAGGCTATCGCAACTGCTTCGAAGTATTCACTATTCGAATTCAACGATGCGTTCACTCGTTCTCAGTTCAAAAACTTGGTGACACCTTACCTTCGTACAATTAAAGGTCGTCGTGGCATCACTGATTTCTTTGTTGTGTGCGATGACACTAACAACACTGCTCAGATCGTTGATACGAACCAGTTTGTTGGTGACATTTATATCAAGCCCGCTCGCTCAATTAACTTCATTCAGTTGAATTTCGTGGCTGTTGGAACTGGCGTTCAATTCTCCGAAGTTGTCGGCAAATTCTAATAAATAGATAAAAGCTCAAAAAGGAGTTAAATAAATGCCATTTAATATTAGTAATTTCAAATCAAATGGTCTGGTATACGGTGGTGCCAGACCATCTCTATTCAACGTATTCCTTTCGGTTCCTCAGGGAATCGGTATTGATAGCGTTTCTGTTGATAAGTTCCGTTTCGTTTGCCGTACAGCTGAACTACCAGAATCAACAATTTCTGCTATTGATATTCCTTACTTTGGTCGTAAGATTAAAGTTGCTGGTGAAAGATCATTCGGTGATTGGTCAGTAACGATTATGAACGACGAAGATTTTGCTGTACGTTCGCTATTCGAAACATGGTCAAACGCTATGAACCGTCTTGTATCAAATGTTCGTGATGCAAATGTTTCTGCTGAAAACTACAAAACAGATCTTGAAGTCATTCAGTATTCAAAGGATGGTTCTGAACTAAGATCCTATCAGTTCGTTGGAGCTTTCCCAACTTCAGTTAGCTCAATCGGTCTTGGTTGGGATTCAACAAGTGCTATTGAAGAATTCTCAGTAACATTTTCTTATGACTACTGGATTCCAGTTATCGAATCTTCTGATAAGAAGGCTGGCGGCGTAAACACCTATGGCGCTTCTGCACAGCAGGATGGCGTTTCTGGGCCAGGCTAAGTAATATATATGTTTATGTTTATCGGAGGGGCTAAACGCCTCTCCATTTTGGAGAATTAAATGGCAGAATTATTCGGTTTCGAATTCAAAAGAAAAGATCAAAAAGTAGTTGATCAGATCCAATCGTTTGCTCCCAAGGAGACAGATGATGGCGCTGTTGTCGTTGCTGCTGGTGGTGCTTTTGGAACCTATGTTGATCTTGACGGAACTGTTAGAACCGAAGCAGAACTTGTAACTAAGTATCGTGAAATGTCTCTTCACCCAGAATGTGATTCT